CATTTTCCAGTTCTAAGGTATTCATTTATAGGTCCGTATGCGTTCATTGTGTAATCTTCTAAATAAGTGCCTTGTTCCTGAGATGTATCGTAATAAGAATGGAGAGTTACATCTGAATCTTTATATCCTATTCCTTTAGGAAGTTCGCTACCTCCAGTAGACCAATTACCATGCTCAGACTGGTCATGCTCGCCATGCTTGGCTACATCTTCTTCATCTCTGATGAATGGGATGTCATTAAATAGGTTGTGGAAAGTCATGCCTAGGTCAGCGCCTTTTTTAACTACATGCGGCTCTACCATTTTCACTTCAATCACCGTAAAAGTTTTAGGTTCTTGACGCTTCCACGCATTGACAATAATGCGCCTTGCATCCTCTTTGACTCCGCTTGGATTTCGGTCATTTGTATACTTTACGGTAGAAGTTTCAATTTTAGAAAAATCGCCCGAATTGATTCCATCTCTTAAGGCTTTGTAACGAGACTCAGACTCAGCATCGGATTTACCGCCCCAACTTGGGTCATTCGGGTCAGAAATTCTGTATACATTTTGCCCGTCTCTATCGGTGAAAGCATCGCCTGATACAGCCGAGCGAGACCAATAAGGAACTGTTACTTCCGATTTACCTACAACTTCAAATTTACCGCTAGTAATAGTTTCAAAATCTGAGGGATACCAACTGTTTTTAGGATTTACCGATACACCTTTTGCGCCCTCTTGAATTTTTAAGATTACCTTAGAATCATTTGGGGTCCTAGACCTGTCTACTGCATACCATTCAGCCACGCCAAGTGAGCGAGTTGTTGAAACCAAAGGCATATCAATAGTGTCGCCTTCTTTTAGGCTAGTGAACTGCTCAAGCAATGCTTTTGCTTCTTCGCTTCCAGCCGCCATGCCGCGATACAAGGTTGGTTGAGGGCGCCCATTAGCGATTGCATTTAAGACTGCTTCGGTTTGATTCCTTACTGCGTCAGTAGATGAAGCACCAAACCCGCGTTGCGTTAAATAATTTTCTGAGCCGCCGACATCCTTATCACTTTTAGGGACTGGTAAGCCAAGCATTTCACCCGCATATTGACGGTATAAATCTACAAACTGGTCACCATCGACGCCGTGTTCCCAGTTATCCCAAAATTTTGGAGTGGTTCCTGTTGCATTGCGTGGTGATTCAGGAACCTTTTCTTTAGGACTCCAATTAGATAATTCATCTGTAATTCCAGTAGCCCATGAACCATGAGAACTTTGGTCATGGTCGCCGTGTTTGAAAACTGGTTTGTATCCAATAGGTAATGCAATTATGTAACTCATGAGCGCCTCTCAGGAGGAATGATTACCATGGCGCAACGACAATTCGGGTGCGCTCTTCCTGGCGTTTCATCTCCGTTGGAGAATGGTTCATTCCATCCAACAATCTCGCCATCTAAATCAGAACAAATATCGCAGGTGCGTTCGTCTTGAGCAATAATCCACATCTTTTGTGATTCAACATCTACATAGCCTTGTTCGGATGCTTGCTTCCATCCTTCGTAGCGTCCCTCGTTTTGTGCAATTTGAATCTCTGTTCGAGCAATCATTGTTGCTCTCTTGCTCTTAAGAGAATCTGAATAGCGGGTCGATAGTTCTATTGCGCGAGCGCGAGCGGTAGCCTCTTTCATTCCACCTTTAACTAATCGGGCATACTCTCTCTTCTCATAGTTTGTAACCGCCTTAGCCCATTGCGGATGAAGTCCTACAACACTTTTGATTCTTCGCGCTGTTGCTCTGTAATCCAAGCCTTCATTAAAGGCATCGATAATCGCTTGGCGAACTGAGTTACGGGTTAGGGCATCGATTGAAGTTACAAGTTCTCCAGCACGGCGTTGAGCAAAGGCTAAAGAGTTTGGGTTTGTCTTATTGAAAGACATATTGAATTCAACTTTAGGCGGCTTAGATTGCGCCCATGCAGGAAGTTTTGTGAACTCCATGTTAGCCATGGCTGGTTTGTTTTCTATCTTTACTTTAGAAGGCGAGAAAGCAGGTAGGTCTAATTTAGGAGCAATCTTTTGAATCTGCTTAATAGCATCTTTGCCACCAAGGTCAATCGAATTCATCAAGGCTTCTTGAATCTTGCTTTGATTAGCAATGGTGATTGTATTTAATAAACGCTCTAAAGTTGCAGGGTCCATGTTACGAAGCAAAGACTCCAACTGCCGCATTGAGATTTTATCGGTGGCTCGCTGAATAGATTCGTAAAGAGTGCGAGCAAGTTCTTGCTCTTGAGGTGTTAGAGGAACTCGCTTCTCACGCGCTTTAGCAAAATGAATTGCCATCTCTAACCAACTTCAGGAAGTTTCGGAGCCTCAGTTTGTGTAGGAGCAGGAGGTAATTCTTCTTCGCCCGATGTTGCTGGTGCTTCAGGCATAGGAGGAAGTCCTTCGCCTTCAGGCATTGGAGGCATACCAAAATTTTGTCCATCATGTTCAGCAGGTGGTAATCCAGCCAAGTCGCGTAGATACTCTTCCAACTTAGGGTCAGGAACGATAGCGCCTGTTTGAACTAGGTTTCCAACAAATCCAGCAATCTCATTCAAATCAACATGGCTTACTTCACCGTAAGTTAGATAAGGAGCGCGAGAAACATCCATGCCGTTTAGTTTTAGTAAACGAGGGATAGCGTGTTGGTTCATTACTTCAGCGATGTTCTTAGCGATTGAATCAACTGCCATTGACCACAAATCCATCTTGGAAGTTCCAAGGGCATAAGAGCCAACTCGGTCAGAACCAAGAAGAATAAAGTCAGAAAGGATTGACATTGCAATTCTTTGGTCATAGCGCTGGATAATCTTGTCTGTATCGAACTGGCGAGAACCGCCTGAAGATAGAAGAACTAAATCAAATACTTTGTGTCCTTGGTCGTCATACATAGAAGGCATGACGATTCCTTCTTGCTCGTTACGCTTGATAGATGTAACGATGTTTTGGATAGTTGCTAGAACTGATGCTTGCTCAGTTGTTGCTGTTGATGAAAGAAACTCAGGTGGGACATAAGCAACTGGTAAACCTGCTAGGTCGCGCTCAATACCGATTGCTTCGATTTCCTCAATACGGCGCTTGAAATACCAAGAGCGATACGAGTTACGAAGGATAGAGCGACCTTCAGGGTTATTCTTTGCAGAACTGGTGCGGAATAGTAAAGACTTCTCGATTGGAATATGGTGGACGCCGCCCGAGGATGGGTCTACTTGAACCATTCCTTGAATTCCGCCATCTTCATCCATCATCCATCGGAATAATGTTTCTTGGGCGCGAATAGGCATCTTGCGCCAGCCGATACGACCATCGCTAAATTTAGATTTGCGCTGTGGGTTGTCGCTATCGCCTTCACGGATTTTGTAAACAATTTCGTGATACGAGAAACCAAAGACCAACATTGAAAGCATTTGAGATAGAGCAGAATCCCAAGACTCGCTCATATCGTGTAAGCAAGATTCTACGAACGCCGCAACTTCTTTATCTTCAGGAGAAATTTCTCCATCTTTAGAATTATCTGAATACGGGTCGATGCGCCATTCAAGGCGAGTAATAACTTTTTCGATTGCGAATAACATTGAGCCGATAGTCGGGTCGTTGTCCGCCATCTCTCGATAGATTCTTGCACCGCGTTGTCCGCGGAGATTAACTAAAAATTCTTCAAAGACTGTTCCGCCTGAACGACGCAGACCAGTAGAGCCGAACTCTTGCAAGTCGGGTGTAATTTTCTCAGCCATCTAACCCTCTACTCTTTGGTTGCTAATCCTACGACGATTGCGATTGCCTGTTCTTGGTTGAATCCTGCGCTCAATAACTCCGAAAATAATTCGTGAGTCTGAATGGCGAAAGCCCCCAAAACAGACACGACTCCCTCACTATTCGGTGAAAGGTTATCATGCACCCGTAGATTATACCGTTAGGCGAATTTAGCCTTTTTATTCTCCGTCTAGGACAAACTCGAAAGAGTTGATTCTCTTAGATGTAATTCCTAAAGCAGACTTCAAAGCCAAATCTCTATCGCCTACTTGAGCAAAGAGACGATTTTCTAGTTCGCCACCGATTGCATCAAAGCGTCGGAAGTAGATGTTATACGGCAAAGCATCATGTTGAATGTTTAACTCAATCTCGACATACTCTTTTAGAGCAATCTCTTGAGATACAAATGGTTTCCCGTTTGAATCAACAACAACTTTTGAACCTGCTAATTCCTTTGTGAAGAAATCAGTCCAAGCCATTTACAACCCCTTTCGAGAGTTTATTAACCCCAATAATACTACATCAGGGTTAGAAAGGAAACGACTCAGGAACCTCGGGTTCTTTCTTCCATGTCGGTGCGGTCCAAGGGTCAATCTCGCTATCGCCCTCAGCATTGCGGCGGACATCGACTACTTGAACTATGTGGCGCTTCAGGTCCACTCCAACATTAAAAGCGGTTACGGTCATCTTGCCTTTTTTCTCACCCGTAGTTTTATCGTCCCAAGATTCCCAGACTGCGGTTCCTTGGATGATTACGCCCATTCCCTTTTTCAAAGAATCGGCGACATTCTCTGCAAGTTTGTTCCAGCACTTAACTGACCATGGAGTGACATCGGTATTTTCCCAAGTGCCATCAGGTTTCTTCTGTGACTTAGAAGAAATGATTGTGAAGGTTGCCATTGCCTTACCGTTAGGGGTAAAGCGCAACTCTGGGTCGCTCGCTAAGTTTCCTGCTATTGCTATTGCTGTCATGCTACATGCCTCTCATTCGTTATTGGTTTGGCGATTATGTTTAGTTGTTTTCTTATTCTGTCGCGTTCTTTAGTAGATTTTCCACCCCAAATGCCGACTACTTTGTAATGTAACGCATAGGTCAGACATTCCTCTTTCCAGTAGCATCCATTACAAATCCTCTTTGCTTGCTTGTTCTCTTCCGTTATCTGATTCTTCTCGGGAAAGAAATAAACTGTGTCTATCCCCCAACAACTCGCTCCCTCGAAATTCCATGGCATCAATATCTTCATCGGGTTCCTCTCCAACAATTAGGCGATTAGGGGAAG